CGCGGGAGAGCATCGGGACCGCGCAGGCCCAGGAGGGCTTCGCGGCACGCTTCTGGACGCAGGGCGCCGAACGCAAGGGGGCACTCGTCTTCCCGGGCGCGCTGTCGCCGGCCCAGCGCGAGAACAACCGCAAGGAGTGGCTGGAGACGCACGCGGGCGTCGCCAACGCCCACAAGATCGCGCTCCTCGAGGGGGGCGTGAAGTTCGAGGCGATCGGGCTCTCGGCCCGGGACGCACAGTACATGGAGGGACGCCAGTTCAGCCTCAGCGACATTGCGCGCTTCTTCCGCGTCGCGCCGCACCTGATCGGCGATGTCGATCGCTCGACGAGCTGGGGTACCGGGATCGAGCAGCAGACCATCGGGTTCATCAACTTCACGGAACTGCCCTGGCTAACGGCGTTCGAACAGGCCATCTGGCGCGACCTGATCGACGACGATGAGTTCTTCGCTGAGTTCCTCGTGGACGCCCTGCTCCGCGGCGATATGATGTCGCGCGCCCAGGCCCACGCGACATACGTCATGAACGGGATTCTCAGCGAGAACGAAGTCCGGCGGCAGCTGAATTACAACGCGAGGCCGGGCCTCGATGAGCCGCGGCGATCGACGAACCAGGGCCGCGGGGGCGATCCAGACGGCGGGCCCGCGCTCACACCGGCCCGCCGCCGGCCACCGCCCACGGACGATGATGACGACGGGGACGGCGAAGAAGCGATCGCGGACGCTCGGCTCCTCGCCCTCGATGCGGCCGCGCGCGTCGTCCGGAAGGAGATCGCCGCCCTCAAAAGATGGGCGCCACGCTTCGAGGGCGACCGCGACGGTTGGACGCGCTGGGTCACCGACTTCTACGGACGGCACGTCGAGACCCTCACGCGGGAACTGCGGCTCGACGTCCCCTGCGCACGGCGGTACGGGGCCGCGCACTGCGCGGAGCTGCTCGAGCGAGGCCTGGTCGCCCTGGAGACCTGGGAGCACGAGGCGCCGGTGCAGCTCGCCGAGCTGATGGCGGCGCGTCCCGCGCCCTCGAGGGCCCGGGAGGATCGCGCGCCGCTGCAACCCATCACCATCACGATTCACTGTCCGCCCATGACGATCGCGGACGGCGCCGTCCGGGTCGCGCCGCCGGCGGTCGTCGTCGAGAGCCCTGTCACGATTGAGGACGGCGCGGTCCGGGTAGATGTGCGGCCGGCTCAGGTCGCCATAACGCCGGCGCCCGTTCACGTGCAGGCGCCGGTCACCATCGAGGAGGGGGCCGTCCGCGTCAACGTGGAACCCCCACCTCCGGCAGAAGTGACGGTCAACAATGCCCCGCCGATCGTGAACCTCAAGGCCCCGAAGCCACGGCGAGTGTCCAAGAAAGTCCTGCGCGACGCGAACCGCACGATCGAGGGATCTATCGAGACGTTCGAGTATGGTGAGGAGGAGAATCCATGACGCTCCTGGTCCCGAACATCGGCGAGGAACTGGCGCTCAAGGCCTTCCTCAACCACACCGCCGGCCAGAACCTCGTGCTGAGGCTCTTCCAGAACAACATCACGCCGGCGGAGACTGACGTCGCTGTGACTTACACCGAGGCGACGTTCACCGGCTACGCGAACGTGACACTGACCGGCAGCTCGTGGACCGTGGTCCAGGGCGCCCCGACCGAGGCGACGTTCGCCCAGCAAACCTTCTCATCCACGGCCGCTCAGGCAACGCAGAACATTTTTGGGTACTACCTGACTCAGGTGACGAGCGGGTCGCTGGCGTGGGCGGAGCGGTTCACGGACGGGCCGTACCCGATCGCCAACAACGGCGACCAGATCAAGGTGACGCCGAAGATCACCGCCGACTAAATCAGGAGGAGGGGCCCCCATGGGATGGCGCAAAGGGATGTGGGTCGTGCGTGGCGAGCGCGTGGCGATTCTGGCGGCGATCGATGAGGTCACTGGCGTCGGGGAGCTCCACTACGTGAACGTGAAGGGCGAGACGATGGAGCGGGGCTACGCGAAGCTCGGGGCCGTGCGGATGGCCAAGCGGGCCGAGCTTCCGGCGGCGCGGCTCAAGGGCACGCCGGAGGCCGTGCTGAAGGGCTTCGGGTACGTATAGCGCGCGATGCTCCTCCTCGTCAGCACGACCGACAAGATCCAGCTCATCACGGGCGCCGCCGTGACGGTGGACGTCCACGCCTCGTTCATGGACTACAACGGCAGCACGGTGACGACCGGCCGGAAGAACACCGCGATCACGACCGCGGCGACCACAGACATCGTCGCCTCGCCGGGGGCCGGCGTCTCGCGCAACGTCAAGACGCTGAACATCCGAAACAAGGGGACCTCGCCCGTGGTCATTACGGTCGTGCACACGGACGGCACGACCGCGGTTGAGCTCAAGAAAGTCAATCTCAGCCCGGGTCGGTGCCTGGAATACGTCGAGGGCGTGGGCTGGAGTCTCATGATCCAGCCGCTCAAGCTCTCACAGAACCAGCTGACGGCCGCCGTGGTCACGCAGTACACCGTGCCGACGGACATGGTGACGGAACTGACCGAGGCGCTGTTTATGAACAACGATACCGTTGAACGGACGGCGACGCTGCACCTCGTGCCCTCGGGCAGCGCGGCGGGGGCCACGAATATCTTTCTCGACGCCATCCCCATCGGGCCGGGGCAGACCGTCATCATCGGGTTCGAGGACGTCTACCTCAATGCTGGCGACTTCATCGCGGCGCTGGCGTCGGCCGCGTCGCAGGTGAACCTCCACCTCAGCGGCAAAGAGCACGCCTGATGAAAGGCGGGATTCGCACCATCGGCGGCCGCGGCATTGTCATCCCCAGGATGGTCGTCCCAGCCGAGATGCCGAGGGAGTATCTCGGCCTGGCGGCGCTGACGGCCGACGCGCCCGCCGTCACGCTGACCTTTCCGTTCCCGGTGTCGCTGCTCGAAGTCTGGGGATTCATCCAGGGCTACTCCGGGGCTGGATCCATCGCGCAGTGGCAATTCAACGGGGATACGGGGACGACCTACGCCGACAGCATCCACGCATCGACTTCGGTGACGGCGACGACGGGGGTGAGCCGGGCCGGCATCCGAGTCGCCACAGTCGCCATTACGGCCGCGCGGGCCTTGGTGACGATGCGGGCGCAAAAGCGGTCGTCGGGCGTGGTGGCAGCGGTGTACGGGGAAACCAACTCGAATACCCTCGTCGCCACGACGGCGCCCCTCAAATATCACTTCGCGGGCATCTGGGGCAACACGACGGCCCTGTTCACCTCGGTGACGCTGGACGACGGCGGGGCCGTCAACCTCCTGAACGGCACGTGGATCGCCGCCTGGGGCACGAGGGTCTTCTGATGCGCATTAGCTTGTCGAACGAAGATGCCGTAGACCCCAACATGGTGATCGCGGCCATCCGGGCGACGATCCCCGTGGGGCGTCCGGTCGACATCCGGTACAACGACACGACGCTCTTCTACGTGGACCTGCCCGACGCGACGGCGGACGAGGCGGCCACCGTCGAGGCGGACCTGCGCGCGCAGTTCCCGGCCTGGATTCGCGGGCCAGCATGAGTCAGGAGGCGTGAGATGGCCCTGTTACTTGCCGCAGACCGCCTGGAGGTGTGGGCGGAGGCGATGCGCACCAACCGAGAGCCGATCGGGATCAGCAAGGTCGACCTCCGCGCTGCGGTGGATGCGATCGACCAGTGGATCGAAGACAACACGGTGTCGTTTAACACGGCGATCCCGTTGCCGGCGCGCACATCGCTGACGGCCAAGCAAAAGGTCCTGCTCTTCGTCACTGTGCTCCGTCGGCGATTTGAGGTGACCTGATGGCCTCGGGGGACGTGCTCCATCGCTGGCAAGCGGCCGACGGGCTCCCGCCGACGACGGGCGGGGCGCCGTTCCTCCGCCGCAACAATCACCTCCTCGCGGCCTTCGATGCCGCCGCCGACGAGTCGCTCGACTTCGCCGACGTCCTGGATCGGCGCTACGCGGGGGGCGGGATCACCTGCGTGCTGGGCTGGGCGGCGGATACCGCGACGACGGGCACCTGTCGATGGGAGGGTCTCTTCGAGCGTCACCAAGATGATGTGGATGATCTGGATGCGGACAGCTTCGCGGCCTCGCAATCAGCCGGCAGCGTGACGTCCAGCCTCGCCGGGGAGGTGAAGTACACGACCATCACGTTCACCAACGCCCAGATCGACGGGATCGCCATCGGCGAGGACTTCCGCTTCCGAGTGCGGCGCGATGCCGATGGGACGACGGGGACAGACGATATGGTGGGTGACGCGCACCTGAAATCCGTCGAACTGCGGGAGACCTAATGGCCGTTCGCTTTTTTGGTGACGCGCTCGACCGGCTACAGCGCACGGCGAGCCTGCCCTCGATTGCCGGACCGTGGACGATCCAGTTCTGGATTCTCTTTGCCTCCCTCCCGGCTCCGGACATTCACGACATCATGTGCTACCTCGGCAGCAACCCGGGGTTCCCCAACCCGTATCACTATCTGAGCCTCAGCAACCTCGCCGGGCAGATGCGCGTGTTCCTTGAGGTCGACGGGATCAACGCCACGCTGAACATCACGCCGAGCACGTTGACCTGGTACCACGTGGCCATGCTCCGGGGCGAGGTGGCGGACCGGACCGACGTCTACTGGGACGGCTCCACGACGGCCGCGCCGCAGCGGACTCAGGCGCAGACCGGCAGCAACGCCTTGATGGAGTGGGGCGCGGCGGGCGGCTCCGCGAATGACGGGCCGTTGCCCGGACGCATCGCCGCCATCAAGTGGTGGAGTGCGGCCCTGACCGCCGCCGAGCGCGCGAGTGAGCGGTGGTCGTACGTGCCCAAGCGCACGGCCAACCTGGAAGGCTGGTATCCGTGTGTGGATCGGGCCATAGCGACCAACGCCGAGGATTACTCCGGTTTGGCGCGCGACCTCACGCTCGTAGGGACGCCGGTGGTTGATGACGGGCCACCGATTGGGTGGTCAGCCCAACGGCGCAAACGGGCGTACGCCGCCGCCGCCCCGCCGCCACCGGATACCGGCGGCGCGGCCCCCCTCGGCGTCTTTGACCCCCACCTCGTGCCGACGGCCTGGTTTTAGGCGATGCCGCTGAATTTCGACGCCTCGCTCCTGCCGCTCAGCTGGTTCGACGAGGACCTGGTCGATGTGGGGTTCAGCGTCAAGCAATACACGGGCTCTGGCGGCCTCACCTTCGCCGGCGCCGCAGAGCGGGTCCTCGTTCAGGTCTTTGAACCCACCGGTGGTCTCGCCTTCGCCGGCGCGGCCACGACAGCTCAGGTCCAGGTCTATACGCCAGCCGGCGGCGTCATTTTCGCCGGCGCAGCGACGACGTCGGTGTCGCGCGCATTCTTGTACATCGGTGCGGGCGGGCTCGTGCTCGCGGGTGCCGCCTCGCCGACCGTCATCCAGGTCTTCGTGCCCACGGGCGGCCTCGCCCTTGCCGGCGGTGCCGCGATCGCGGCCGTCCAGGTCTACGAGGCAGCGGGCGGCCTCGCTCTGTCTGGTGCGGCGACGAAGAGTCGGACGCGCGTCTGGGTGCCGGCGGGCGGCCTCACGCTCGCGGGCGTCGCTTCTGTTGCTGCCGTGCAGGTCTACGCCCCGAGCGTCGGCGGCCTGCTCCTCTCCGGAGCCGCCGCGGTCCTCTTCACCGGACCGCACACCTTCCTGTACACGATGTCGGGCGGCGTGGTGTTCGGTGGGCAAGCGGATACGATTTCGCCGAAGCCGGCCCTTCCGACTGGTCCCGCCGGGTTCATGTGGTTGCCGCCCGTCAAAGCGCCGGCGCCCCCGCCAGAGCCGGCCATCCGCGAAGTCATTGGCGCGGGCGGGCTCGTGTTCGGAGGGGCGGCGGCGACGGTCCTCGTCAAGGTGGCGCCCGTCATCCCTTCCCGCCTGGTGAGGTTGGTGGGTGCCGCGGATTGCATGATGACGGTGGATGCGGAGGCCTATCCGTGGCTCAGACGGTATCTCTCGGAGCGCGCCGATGAGCGCGAGGCCCTCGAGGTGCTCGGAGTTTGAACGAAGGAGGAGCCTGACCATGCGGTATGAGCGCGTCACGAAGTTCGTCAGCGAACACCCGTGGAGTATCCTTCCCGACCGCCTGGAAGCCATCCTCGAAGTCCTTCGGCTGCGCATCGAGGGGCGCGTCTTCACCGACGAGGAGATCCAGGCGCGCATCGGAGCCGGTCCTCCGGCCGTCCCGCGCAAGCTCATCGGTGCCGTGGCGGTCCTGCCCGTCTTCGGCATCCTCGCGCACCGCATGAACCTGATGACCCAGGTCAGCGGGGGGACCTCTACCGAGCAGATCGCCGGCGCCTTCCGCCAGTCCCTCAACGATCCGGGCGTCACCGCGATCGTGCTCGATGTGGACAGCCCGGGCGGCTCGGTGTTCGGCATCCAGGAGCTCGCGGCGGAAATCTTCGAGGCTCGCGGGGCGAAGCCGATCGTCGCCGTGGCCAACGCGACGGCCGCCAGTGCCGCCTACTGGATCGCCTCTCAGGCTGATGAGGTCGTCGTCACGCCGAGCGGAATGGTGGGCAGCATCGGCGTCATCGCGGTCCACATGGATCGGTCGAAGCAGGCCGAAATGCTCGGCGTCAAGCCGACCTTCGTGACCGCCGGGAAGTTCAAGGGCGAAGGGAACGAGCTCGAGCCGCTGGACGACGCCACCCGGGCCTCGATGCAGCGCAAGGTCGACCAGTATTACGACGCCTTCGTGCGGGCGGTGGCGCGCGGGCGCGGGGTGACGCCGGCGGCGGTCCGCGACGGGTTCGGGGAGGGGCGCCTCGTCACGGCCCGGGATGGCCGGACCCAGGGCATGGTCGACAGCCTCGGGACCCTCGACCTGGTCGTCGACCGGCTGGCGAGCGGCCGGAAGCGCATCGGACCAATCGCCGAGGCGCCGGCCCTGGTGGAGACCCCGCCTGCGACACCGCCAGCGGTCGCCCCCACGCCCGATGATGATCCTGCAGAGATGCGCCGGCAACTGGCGGCCCGGGGGGCGTGAGCAGAAAATCTTGACAACCGGCTAGGGCGCGGGTGTAGAGTCCCCAATCGTACGCAGTAGGTCGTTGCCGATGCCTCGCTGACCCTACGCGTCGGGCGAACAGGCAACGACAGCGCAGCGAGACGCACGGGTCCTTCGACCGCGTGTGAGCTGCTGGTGACCACGGATCGTTGAATCGTGGTGCCGGGCTCCGCGCGGTTTTTTCATGCCCGGCATCCCACAGGGGGAGGAGCGGGGCATGACGAAGCGCCACCAGCAGCTGGCCACCCGGCTAGCTGACCTCGACCGGAAGCGTCAGGATCTCTCCAAAGAAGGCCACGCGATCAGCGATCGGGCGGAGCAAGAGAAGCGCATGCTCCTGCCCGAGGAGAAGACCCGCCGGGACGCCATCCTCTCCGAGCTGGACGAGCTCAAGGTCCAGATCGACAGCGTCAACGAGGAGATCCAGGCCGAGATCCGCCTCGAGGAGCACGAGCGGGCGACTATCGGTCAGGCCCACCCCGGCGGCGGATCCCGCCCGGGCGCGACCGTCTCGGCCCCGTTCAACGACGAGTTCGCCGGGTTCGGCGAGTTCCTGCAGGCCATCGCCTGCCAGAGCGACGCGACGACCCGGATGCGGTTCGGCAGCCAGGCGAACGTCCTCATCTCGAAGCTCGCCGCCTATCAGGCCGCCGGCACCGGCATGTCGGTCGGCACGCCGTCGGATGGCGGCTACCTGGTGCGCAAGGACTGGAGCACCGCCATGCTGGACCGCGCCACCCAGCAGGCCATGCTGCTGCCCCGGTGCCGACCGATCCCCATCGGGGCGGACTTCGATGGGCTCGAGTACCCCTATATCGACGAGTCGAGCCGCGTGGACGGCTCGCGATGGGGCGGCGTCCAGGTCTTCTGGAAGTCCGAGGCCGCGGCGGTGGCCAACAAGCAGCCCAAGATCGGCAAGGGCGAGCTGCGGCTCGAGGAGATCATGGGCCTGGCCTACTCCACTGAGCGCCTGATCCGCGATGCGACCGCCCTGGAGGCCCTGCTCGGCAGCGCCTTCGAGTCGGAATTCGCGTTCAAGGTCGATGCCTCGATCCTGTACGGCACCGGCGCCGGCCAGATGCTCGGCATCCTGAACTCGCCCGTCCTGGTGACGCAGGCCGCGGAGGGCGGCCAGGCCGTGGATACGGTCAAGGTCGAGAACGTCATCAAGATGTACTCGCGGATCCCGGCGCGGCTCAAGCCCGGGGCCGTCTGGCTCATCCACTCCGACGTGATGACCCAGCTGCCGCTCATGAGCGTGGCCAACCAGCCGGTCTGGCTTCCGCCGGGCGGCGTGGCCAACCTGCCGTTCGGGATCCTCTTGGGCAAGCCGGTCATCGAGATCGAACAGGCGGCCGCGCTGGGCGACGTCGGCGACATCCTCCTCGTCAACCTCAACGAGTACGTCGTCATCACGAAGTCGGGCGAAGGGCTGCGCTACGACACCTCGATGCACGTCCGCTTCCTGAACGACGAGCAGACGTTCCGGTGGGTCTTCCGGATCAACGGGCAGCCGACGTGGCGGACGGCCCTCACGCCGTTCAAGGGAACGAACACGCTGTCGCCGTTCGTGGCGCTGGCCGCCCGGTAGTCCAGGGCGCGAGGAGGAGAACGAGATGAAGCTGCTCGCGGAAGAACTCCAGATCGCCGCCGGGTTCGTGCCGGCCGACCTCGCTGCGGCCGCCCAATCCGGGGACTGGGTCAGCCTCAAGAACTACCGTCATGTCGCCATCGTCTTCTTCAAGGCGGCCGGCGCCGCGGCCGAGGACCCGATCATCACAGTTCAGCAGGCGACGGACGTCGCCGGAGCCGGCGCCAAGGCGCTGAACTTCACCACGATCTACCGCAAGTCGGCGGCCGACGTTCAGACCGTCGGCCAGTTCACCAAGGTTACCCAAGCGGCCGCGAACACCTACAACGGTGACGACGGTGACAAGCAGGTGATCTATCTGATCGAGTTCAACGCCGAGGATCTCGACGCGGAGGGCGGGTTCGACTGCGTGCGGGCGACCTTCGCCGATGTCGGCGTGACGGCGCAGCTCGGCGCGCTGCTCTACGTCCTGAGCGGGCCGCGGTACACTCCGCCGCCCAGCGCGATTATCGACTGATCTTCCTGAGAATTCTGACGGGGCGGGTCCGACGCGGGATCCGCCCCGCTCAGGAAGGAGCGATGCCTATGAAGCGACTGGCGGCCGTCGTCGGGCTCCTCGCGCTCCTCCTCGGCGTCTCCGCCGATGCCGCCGACACGGTCTACTATCAGCGGACCGACTCCGGCCATACGATCTCGCGCCGGGCCGTCGACATGGCCGACGGCACCTGGGCCGAGAAGGTCATCCTGGGCGCGGGCTCGACGGCTACGACGACTCCCACCCAGAGCTCGGGCGCGGGCCAGGCGCGGTTCCCCTGGGCCATCACGCCGGTCCAGGGCGCGGCACTCTTCAACTCGCATGCAACCGGCGCGGCCAATACGGCCGTCACGGCCACCATTACCGGCGTGGCGAACCAGCGCGCCCTACTCCATAGCGTGCAGGCTTTCTGCTCCGCCGGGACGGCGAGCCTGACCGTGACCGATGGCGGGACGACGATCTGGGCGACGCCGGCGGCGGCCGTGGGCACCGCCCAATTCTTGCGCGAATGGGCGACCGGCCTCACCGCGGCCACGGGCAATACGCTCGTCGTCACTCTCGGCGCCTGCGGCGTGGGCAATACGGGGACCCTCACGGTGCAGGCGAGCCAGTTCTGAGACCCGATGGCGCTCAACACCAACGCGCTGGTGACGCTTGACGAGGCCAAGTCGTGGCTGACCACCGGCGGCGCTGATGACCTCAAGCTCGAGGAGGAGATCAACCGGATGTCCGATTTCCTCGAGGGGTATTGCCGGCGACCGCTGAAGGAACGGACATTCACGAACCAGCGGCGACGGGGGATGTCATGGCCGGAACTCCGCTTCAGGGCCACGCCGCTCAACATCTCGCAACCGCTGACGGTGGTCGTCGATGACGTGGCACAGACCATCTGGAAGAGTGAAGCCGATGGCGATCAGGGCCTGAAAGACGTGATCATCGTCGATGCGGATCCCGAGGACGCGGTCCTCGGAGTCAGAACAAGCCTCTGGCGGAGCCAGGGGTGGGCCCCGTTCTCCAGCGGTCGACCGCTCAATATCCTGCTGACCTACACCGGGGGTCTGGCGAGCGTCCCGGGCGATCTCGCGGAGGCGGCCCTGTACGTCCTCCAAAAGCTCTGGCGCGACCGCCAGAAGCAGCTCGCAGATGTCACCACGGTCACGCTGCCCTCGGGGTCCGTGACCCTTCTGGACATCCCGATGCCCCGGTGGGCGCGTCAGGCGCTCGACGAGCGGTACCGCGTAACCGCGGTCGGCTAATGGATCTGAGGGGCCGGCTCAAGGTCACGGGCCTGATCGACCACCTGATCCTCCGCGAGGCGTGGTGAATGCAACTCAGTGTTCGCGTCGCGGTGACCGGCGATCTTGGGGCGCCAGCGATCGAGGCGGGCTGGCGCGCGGCATTGCCGAAGATGCTCGAGGTCATTCGCCAGCGCGCATTTGACAATCTCAGTGGGCGCGTCGTCGGCATTCGTCGAGGGAGGCTCCGCGGCTCGCTGCGCGCCGAGGTCCTCGGGAGCGGCCGACTCCCGGCCGGGCGAGTCGGGGCTGGCTGGTTTACCGGGGCCATCCTGGAACGTGGCGCGCGACCGCATGAGATCCGAGCCCGGCGGCGTTCCTTGCTTCGGTTCCGGGTGGCCGGTCGCTGGATCACTGCGGCGAGTCTTCACCATCCAGGCGTCAGCGCGCGGTTCTGGCTCGCGAAAAGCGCAGAAGAGAGCCAGGCCGGCTTGCAGGCGCTCGCGCTCGGAGAATTCGACACGACGCTGAACCGGCGGGTCGCCACGCCCGCCCCGGCCGTTCCGGAGGCCGCGAGTGGCTGAGCCCATCCGCGAGCAAGCCTTGGCGGCGATCGTCACGGTCTTGACCGGGATGACGGGCATTCGACCGTGGGGGGGCACCTACGCCAATCCCCCCGGGGTCGAGCGGATCTGGAAAGCCATTCAGCAAATCAATCGATTTCCGCATTTTCTCGTCCTGGAAGCCCCTGGGTCGACCCGGGCGACTGATACGACCGATTCAGCGACCTCGGCCATCTTTCTTCATCGCTTCCGCGTCCGCGTCGTCGGCTATGTGCAAGGGGATGCGAACGTGCCGCGTTCGACGTGGCTTCAGCGCGCCGCGGACGATGTCTTTCGGACGCTCATGAAAAATGCAACCCTGGGCGGCCTGGTCCAGGATATCGATGCCGACGGCGAAGCCGAAGAGGTTGATGACGGGGAATTCGATGAACTCGGGGCAGTGTTGGGGTTCTTCGGCCAGATCTATATCGTCACGATCCGCGAGGCGCTTGAGGTCGGATGATGGCCCATCGCCGCGAGTCCAGACGCTACGCCAGCGGTGACCGGGTCCGGGTGCCGGAAGGGATCGAGGGGACCGTGCTGGCCTGTGATGATGACACGGTGACGGTGAAGCTCGACGGTGAGGCGACGGGCATCTATCCGCTCGGGGCAGTGGAGGAGGCATAGACCATGGCGCAGCTGACGGTCGCCCGGGTCCGGCGCGGGTCGGTCGGGGCCAAGATCGAGACGACGTACGGGACCGACGCGACGCTCGCCGCGGCCGACCTGGTCGAGGCCCGGAACATCGTGTTCCGCGCCGTGCAGGAGGCCCTGCGGGACGAGCGGCAGGGCGGGTTCGTCGCGCAGCTACCGGACATCCCCGGCGCCCGGTCGGCCACGCTGGGGCTCGAGACGCTCCAGCGCGGGGCGAACGTGGCCTACAGCGCCACCGTGAAGCCGCCCGACGACGCGCTGCTGCGCATGTGCGGCCTCGCCGCGGTCGGATCGTTCGTCGCGACCTTGGAGAAGTGGACGTACACGCCCCAGGCCGGCGCGACCATGGGCGAAGCCGGCACGGCGGCCCTGTTCGCCGAGAACGCGCCGAACGGCAAGCTCCTCGGCGCGCTGGGCACGTTCCGCATGGCGTTCCGCGCCGGCGAGCCGCTCGTGCACGCCTACGCGCTGGCCGGGATCTACAGCGCCCCGGCCGACGTCGCGCTGCTGACGGTGGCCCCGTCGACGATCCAGCCGCCGATCTTCAAGTCCGGCGTCGTGACGATCGGCGGCACCACGCACCGCGTGCAGGCCATCGACCTGGACCTCGGGAACGACGTGCAGCTCCTGCGCTCGGCGAACGCCGCCGACGCGGTGGCCGGCGTGCTCATCGCAAACCGGCGCGTGACGCTGACATTCGACCCCGATCAGGTGACGGCGGCGACGTTCGACTGGCACAACAAGCGCGACCTGGCGACGCAGATGGCCGCGTCCTGGCAGGTCGGGACGGCCCAGTACAACCGGATCAAGTTCAGCGCCTCGCGCCTCCAGGTGATCGATGTGGCCGAGGGCACGCGCGGCGGCGTGCGCACGTTCCAGGTGACGGCGACGCTGAACGCGACGGCGGGAGGCGATGAGCTAAGCATCGTATACGACTGACCGCGCGCCGGGCTCGCGGCCCCGGCGGGCCGCGCCCGGCGTGCTCCGACCCCGGCCGGCGGTCCGGCCGGCGGCGACGAAGGAGGACCGAGCGATGAGCGTTGACAACGGCCACGGCCTACCAGAAGGGGCGACCCTCCTGACTCCCGCGATGCTCGCCGCGAAGAGCGTCACCCCGGTGCGGCTCCCCGCGCTGAGCCGGCGCGCCGGCGGCGACGTCCGTGTGCTGGTGCGCGCGCTGCGCCGCGCCACCTACCTGTCCCTGCTCCCGCAGCTCCCACCCGGCGCTGACGGCTGGCCCGAAGAGTCCGCGGCGGCCCGGGGCCGGCGGATCGCCGAGTGGCTGGCGTCGCTCCCGGCCGCGGAGCAGGAGGAACGGCGCCGGGCATGGGTGGACGTCACCTACGCCGTCGTGGCCGAGGGCCTGGTGGAGCCGAAGCTCTCGCGCGACCAGATCCGGGCCCTCGCCGAGGACGCCGACGTCGTGGCCGAGGCGATCCTGCAGTTCTCCGGGTTCGTCGCGCCGGTCGCGCCGGCTGAGGGTCCGGCGCTCGGCGAGGAGTCCACCCCCATCCCAGCGCCGGCAGCGCCGGACGCAGCCGCGTGATCTACGTCGCTCTGCCGGACCTCTCCGCGCGGTTCGGCGGCCCGGTGGTGGCCGCCGTCGAGCTGCTGAGCGGCGCGGACGAGCCGCCGCCGCCGGCCGCCGTCGTCCTGCTGACGCGCTGGCCGCCGGCCCTGCTGCTCCAGGCTGCGCCGCCGGTCGACCAGGCGGGCGCGACCCGTGATCTGGAGATCGCCTGGGAGCGCTGGCTCGACCAGTTCGTGGCGGCGGCGCTCGTGGCTCCGCAGATCAGGCCGGAGGGGACCGCCGTCCTGGGGGCCGACCGGGACACGCTGGCGGTCGTGCTGTTGGAGGCGTCGGGCTGGCTCGAGGAGGCGGCCGCGGACCTGCGCGAGCGCCTGACGCCGGCCGCCCGCGACGAAGCCGCCCGCGTGACGGGCCTGGCCCGCGCGGCGATCCCCGCCGGCCCGTTCCGTGACGCCCTGCGCGTGGTGGCGCGGCTGACGCACCGCTCGCCGGCCGACGTCGCCCGCGACCCGCTCGACAAGTTCGCCTTCGACTGGCGCGTGCTTTCCCGGGAACCGGCCTGATGGCCCTCAACATCGAGCTCCTGATCCGCGCCCGCGACGAGGCGTCGCCGGTTGTCGAGAAGGCCGGCAAGACGGTCACGAAGCTCCACCAGGACCTCGGCCAGGGCGCGGAGTTCTCCGGGCGTCAGGTCCGTGACGTCACGTCGACCCTGAAACTCCTGGCCGGGTCGATCGCGAGCGAAGTGAACCCCGCGCTGGGGGCCATGACGTTCGCGTTGTCCGCCGCCGGCCGCGAGGCCCGCACCCTGACGGCCTCGAAGGCGCTGCTCCTCGTCGGCGCGACGGCGCTCGCGGCCGGGCTCGCCCAGCTCATCGCGGCGGCGCGGGAAGGCGCGAAGGCGCAGACCGAGCTCAACGCGGCGGTCCGCAGCCTCGACTTCGGCGGGGCGCTGGGCCAGCTCCAGCGCCTCAAGCAGCAGCAGGAAGAGTTCGCCCTGTTCATCCCGAAGTCCATCCAGGGCATCCTCGACTTCTTCCGCAGCCACGCCGTCGGCCCGGAGGGCGGGATGACCATGCTCGACCGGCTCCTCGGCCGGGCGGACCCGCGGCGGATCGCCGAGGCCGAGGCGGCGGTGGCGGCGCTGTTCCCGCTCGAGCAGGCCAAGCGGGTGACGGATGAGGCGCTCCGCTACAACGCCGTGCTCCAGGACCAGCGCAAGCTCCGCGGCGAGATCGCCCTCGTCCTGGAGCAGGAGCTCGAGGTCCAGGGCGAACGGATTCCGCTGGCCCTTGATCTGCTGCGCGAGGAAGAGAAGCTAACCCAGCAGCAGGTCGCGCTGACACGGACCCGCGTGACGATCGAGGCCTCGCAGCGGGCCGCGCAGCTCAGCGCCGTGGGCCAGACGAAGGAAGCGGCCGGGGTGTTCGCCCAGCTCGGGCTCGAGCTGATCCACCTCGACGAGACGGAGCTGCTCCTCCTGAGCCGGATCGCCGAGCGGGCGCGGCAGGTCGGCATCACGCTGCGCGCCGTGCCGGCCGAGCGGGAGGCGCGTCGGGCCGTGGCGCGCGCGCACCTCCCCGGCCTCTCGCTGGAGGAGCAGTTCCAGCTCGACCTGGAGGCGATCGAGATGCGGCGCCGCGCCGCGGTGGCGCGCGCGCCGACCGGCGCGGAGCAGGAGCTCATCACGTTCGAGGCGCAGGTCGAGCGGGCGCGGCGCGAGTTCGCGCGCGCTGCCGCGATCGACCCGCTCACCGGCATCCGCCAGGGCATCCGCGAGACGACGGAAGAATTCTCGAACCTCGGTGAGTCCATGCGCCGGGGCATCGGCGAGGTCGGCCAGGCGATGTCGCGCTCGTTCAGCGACACCTTCGTGGCGAGCGTGACGGGCGACTTCAAGAAGCTGGAGCAGCTCCCGCAGCAGTTCGGCCTGGCGGTCCTCCGGACGATCGGCGACATCGTCGCGCGCGCCGCGACGGGCAGCATCTTCCGGGCCTTCGCGGGCGCCTTCCCGAACCTCGCGCAGTTCGCCGGCCTGCCCGGAGGGGCCGGCGCCGGCCCTTTCGGTAGCGGCGCGGTGCTGACGCCGGCCGGGGCCGGCGCCGCGCCCCAGCTCTCCCTGCTCGACCTCACCTACGGCGGCGGCAGCGCCGCCGCGGTGCCGTCGGCCGTGTACGCGCCGGGCCGCGGCACGACCCTCGGCTACGCAGGCGGCATCGGCGTCCCGCAGCAGCTCGGGCCCGGCACCGCCGTCGTCAACGGGCAAGTGATCACGTCGGGGTCCGAGTTCGGCACGCAGGCCACCGGCCAGACCGTCGGCGGCCAGGCCGCGGCCGGCGGCGGGTATCTCGCGGGGGCTGCCATCGCCGGCTATGCCGGGTCTGCGATCGGCGCGCTGGCCGCCGCCTACGGCGTCTATTCTGCCTACGAGAGCGGGACGCAGACGGGGAACATCACCACGTCGGTCCTCGGCGGGGCCCTGTCCGGCGCCGCCTTCGGCGCGTTCTTCGGGCCCGTCGGCGCGATCGCGGGCCTCGTGATCGGCGGGCTCATCGGGTATTTCGGCGCCGCGGCCGGCCAGGCCACGGCGGCGCGCCGCAAGCGGCGAGTCCAGCGCCTGCAGCACGGGCAGCGGATCGCCCAGGATCTCCAGCAAGCCTTCGCCCTCGGCGACCCCGGCCTCATCGTCGCCGCGCCTGTCCGTGGCAACATCACGGCGGGCGGCCTGCTCAAGCGGATGGTCGACCTTAACCTCGGCGGCTTCACCAGCGGGCTCGGCTGGCCTCCCAGCCAGGTGGCGCGCGACGCCGACGCCATCCTCGCCGCGCTCGGCGTCACGCGGGGCGAAGAAGTCAACTATGAGCGGCTCAACTCGACGTTCGAGTTCATCGCCACGCTCCACGCCGGCCGCGGCCTGGAGGTCCTCAAGCAGAACGCCGAGGCGCTGCTCCAGGGGTTCATCGACGCCGTGAAGAACTGGCGCTCCAGCCTGGCGGCGACCATCGTGGGGTACGAGGAGACCTTGCCCACGGGCCTCCTCCGCACGACGTTCGTGTCCGCGGCCCTACCGATCCCCGCGGGCCAGCAGCTCTCGATCACCGGCGAGACGCTCGCCGGGCTGCAGCGCCTGCCGGACGCGATCAAGGAGAACATCCTCCGGCAGCTCGTCCGCCTCGACCAGGACCTCGACCTCAGGATCGTGCGGCGCGACCCGCAGACCGGGCAGGTCGTGTCCCAGACGAGCTTCGCGTGAGCCCGATCGGCCTCGTCGACGCTCCGGCATACCAGTACCCCAAGATTCGGTACGGAACACCGGCGATCACGCGGGCCTTCGTCCAGGCCGCGGTCACCTACGCGCCGACGGAGACTGCGGAACGGGGCGAGAACCGCGCCTACGGCGGCCGGACGGAGTACCTGTTCTCGCGGATCGAGGAAGCCTGCCAGGTCGACTTCATCTGCCAGCCGGACGAGCTGGCGCAGCTCCGGTGGTTCTTCGAGGACCACGCCGCCAAGGGCAAGCAGTTCGAGCTCTGGATCGACCGGCACACCGGCTCCGTCTGGGGTTTCGAGGACACGCTGCGCGACCAGAACGCCCTCCTCCTCGTGCTCAACAGTGGCAGCGCCGCGTACGCCGCCGCGACGAACGGCCGCGGCCTCGTCCTCGGGGCAGCGCAGTCCCTCTCGGTGGCGACCGCCCAGGCCTCGGCGGCGACGCCGACGGGCTTCGACGACCCGCTGCTCAAGGACGAGGGCATCCTCGTCGTCGAGGTCGCGCCCACGTGGGCAGGCACCGACGGGCTCCTGCACCGCCTCGTCGACACGAGCGGCACGACCGCGAACCGCCTCAGCCTCTACAAGACGGCCGGCAACCTCCTCATCTTCGAGATTCTCGACGCCGCCGGCGGGGCGAAAAACAAGCAGGGCGCCGTGACGTGGGCGGCGAACACCCGCGTCCGCATCGTGGCGTCCTGGAGCGCGGCCGGCGCGCTCGCGCTCTGGTACGCGACGGGCACGGGGGCGTTCACGGAGCTGACGACGGCCGGGGGCGCGGGGACCGGGATCATCACGACGCTCGGCGCCACGCTCTACATCGGGTCGGACAACGCGGCGGCCAACTTCGCGCCGGGCACGTACGACACCGTGGCGATCTTCAAGCGGGCCTTCGCCGCGCCCCTGACGCTGGCCGACTACCGTCCGACCTGGCGGAACTACTACCCGTACGCGGAACTCACGGCGCGCCAGTACCAGCCGCAGCGCCTGCTGCCCTCGACGCCAATCTATCGGTGGCCCCTCGTGATCCGCAACGGCCTGGCCCCGTAGGCCGATGCCGAAGACGGAGACCGCGAACTACGCCGCGGAGCGGGCCAAGCTCGCCACCCAGCCGGTCTACTTCGTCCGCTTCTTCCATCTCAAGAAGTACGGTGACGGCACGGACTATCCCTTCGCGGTGGATTTCGCCACGGACGCCGTGCTGACGCCGACGAAGAGCAAGAAGACGTTCCTGCTCGCGCCGACCGGCAACACGCAGACGATCGAGCACGAGAACGGGCGCTCGAGCCTCGGCATGTTCCAGCTCGCCTTCCTGGACGTCGGCGGCGAGTTCCTGAAATACCTGGCGGCCCCGGCCCTGACGCTCAAGACGGCCATGACGGTCGTCAGCCCGACGGACGGCGGCTTCGTCGAGCTGAACGAGGCGGTCACCGGGCTGCCCGCGGTCGGGACGGTCGAGGTGACGACCGGCGGCGTGATAGAGCGCGTCCGGTATGACCTCGTCGACGCCGCGAACCGGAAGGTGCGCGTGGCCGCGTCCGGGCGCGCTGCGGACGGCACCGTCGCGGCAGCCCACGCGATCGGCGACGCCGTGACCAACGGCGAGCAGGTCCGGCCCGGCCAGCGGGCGCAGCTCTTCGCCGGCTACGCGCCCCTCGCCGAGGCCGACTACATGTCGTTCGTGAAGATGGAGGTCGTCGACCGCCGCGTCGGGCCCGACGGCGTCACCTTCACCGTGCGGATCGGCGACATCCAGCGGAGCCTGCGGCGCACCGTCTTCCTCGGCGCGACGGCCGACGCGCCGGTCACGATCAGCGCCAACCCGGTGACGGTGGCCTTGCAGGTCCTGACCTCTACCGGGGCTGGAACGAACGGAGCCTACGACGTCCTGGCCGCGGACAACGGGCTGGCGATCCCCCAGGCGCTCGTCGACGTCGCCGGCCTGGAGACCCTGCGCGCAGCGGAGTTCCCCGGTGACGTCTATGAGTTCGCGCTGGTCGAGCCGATGGAGGGCAAGACGTTCGTGGAGGAGCAGATCTGGAAGGCGCTCAACGCCTACCCCGTCGTCCTGCAGGACGGGAAGTATTCGGCCAAGCGCTACAAGCAGACCGGGGCCTCGGTCGCGACCCTCGACGAGGCGGCGATCATCAGTGCCGACTGGCGGATCGGCGACCAGAACATCATCAACGAGTTCGGGATCGAGTACGACTGGAACCTCGCCGCCGCCCCGGGGATCTTCGGGCGGCGCCAGATCTACCGGGCCGGCGGCTCGCAGGACAAGTACGGGCGCCGCGCCCCGCTGCTCCTCCAGTCTCTCGGGATCAAAACCACCCAGGGCGGCCAGGCGATCCTCGATAACCGCGGGTTCGAGGTGATGAAGCGCTTCTCGGAGCCGGGCCTGATCCTCGTGCTCGACACCTTCTACGCGAAGCACGTCGTCGAGGCCGGCGACAACGTGACGGTGACGCACGCGGCGCTCCCGAATCCCAAGACGGGCCTGCGCGGGCTCAGCGGCGAGCTATTCCAGGTGATCGACACGACGCCGCTGTTCGGGGTCCAGGGGCGGATGCGCGTCACGCTGCTCTGGATCGGCGGCCTGCCGAGCATCGCGGCGCCAACCTCGGGGGGCGCTATCCAGACGCCCAGCACCGTCAGGGACACGACGCCGCCGGCCGTGCCCACCGGCCTGGCGGTGACGCCGACCAGCGAGGTGCTGGCGGACGGCACGTTCATCGCCATCCTCGACGTGACGTGGACGGCGAACGCGGACACCGACCTGTCGCACTACTTCGTGCGGTTCCGCAAGGCAGGGTCCGCCGCCTTCGACCAGCGCGCGGTGGTCAAGACGCCGCCCCCGCGCCTCATGATCCGAGACCTGGACCCTGCTATGACCTACGACGTGGGCGTCGCTGCCGTCGATTTTTCCAACAACATCTCCGCGTTCTCGGCGACCGTCCAGGCGACGACGGCAGCGAACCCCGGGGCCCCCGCCGTGCCCACCGGCCTCGTGCTCACGCCCTTTCCCCTGGCCGTGGCGGCGACGTGGGCGGCGAACGCCGAGACGGATCTGGCCCGGTACGAGCTGCAGCGCGCCGACGACTCCGGGTTTACCATCAACGTGACGACCCGGCAGGTCGACGGCACGGCGTTCGTGGACAAGACGGGCGACACGACTACGCGCTTCTACAAGCTCCGCGCCGTGCGGCGGACCGGGGTGGCGTCGGGCTTCACCGCGTCCCAGAGCGCGGCCGGCCAGCAGGTCGGGACGACGAACCTCACGGACCTCGCCGTGACGACGGCGAAGATCGGCGACCTCGCCGTCGCGTCGGCCAAGATCCAAGACCTGGCCGTGGTGACCGCGAAGATCGGCGACCTCGCCGTCAGCACGCTGAAGATCGCCGGGTCGGCCGTCACCGGCGACAAGGTCGCGCACGGGAGCGCGGTCAACGGGGCCGTGACGGACCAGGGCGGCGGCACCGTCGTCCGCAACGGGATATTCAACTTCACGACGTACCAGATCGGCGGGACGACGGCGACGACGCTGACGCACGACGCCGACCGGGGGCTGCACGTCAAATGCACGGTCTCCTTCACGGCGGCCGCGAACGGGACGGTCAACGTGGTGGGCAAAGGTCGCGCCGGCGGCAGCCCGCCGCCAGCCAACGCGAACGGCCTTCCCGGCACCGACTCCCTGACGGCGGCCGGCGGCGGGGGCGGCGGGTCTGGACTGCCGAACAATGGCGGCCCGGGCGGTACGCACCTGCTGGGCGGCGCCGGCGGCGGCGGGACGGGTCCGACCGGTGGCGGCGGCTCGGGCGGATCATTGCCGGCGATCGTGACGGACGTTGGCTTCGTCGCCGGCTTGGGCCTCTTGGGCTCCGGCGCCGGCGGCGGCAGCGGCGGCACCGACGGGGCAGATGCGGGCGGCGCCGGCGGCGCGGGCGGCGGCCTCCTCGTGATCGACGCGAAGGCGGTGACGTTGACAGCCGGACACATTCTCACAGCGGCTGGGGCAGCAGGAAGCGCGGTTACCAGCACAGCAGGCGGCGGCGGCGGGGGGGGCGGCGGGTCGGTGGTCATGCGGCGCGAAACGCTGAGCGGCACGTTCGCGCCGACGGTGACTGGCGGGGCCGGCGGCACCTCTTCTCTGGGCGGTCCTGGCGGTGCCGGAGGGACGGGGAAGTCCATCGACGAGGTCATCGTCTGATGGCGCTCGGCGCGCGCCTCCTCGACATGGCCGCCGACCTCGTGCTGGAAGCTCCCCCGACGATCCTCGAGATCGTCGCCCACCCCACGCGGCCGGCGGCCTATTCCATCGCCTGCCGGGGCTGCGGGACCGTGAGCGCGGGCAATGAAGCTGACACCTCACGCGGGTATGAGGGCACGGTCTGGTTCTGCGCCAGCGCGCTCTGCCAGGCCTCATTCTGGCGCCGCCAGAAGCTCCTGCGGTGGCGCCAGCTCGGCTCGCCAGCGCTCAAGCTCTTCATCGGCGCAGTCCTCACGGACGTCGACGTCAGCTTGTACATCCCCGACAACCAGGTCGGCGCGTGAGGACCGCTTTATGAGCCGGCGCCCACCGCGCTGCCCATCTGGGCCACGATCGTGACGCTCGACATCAGCGAGTTCATCGAAGACCGATGGGTGAGCTAAGATAGTGTAGAGCATTGAGGACGCGCCCACCCGCGGGCTGATCCTCCGCGGGGGCGGAAGCCGAAGAGAAGGGTCGTCATCGTCGCGACGAACGATGGCGGCCCTTTTCTTTTGGGCGGCGAGTTGATGCCTGACACCAAGCCGGGAGGGCGATGAGATGGCGGTCACGGTCTATAAGCATTCCGACGCGTCGGCCCCAGTGCTATCCGGTACCGTCGGCGCGCTCATTGCTCTACTCGACGCGGTCCTGGTCAACGGCTACGGGGCCAAGCCGGCCGCCGGCTGGACGAAGCCGTTCACCGGGACGAATCTGGCCGTCTACCGCAACTCCGCGGCGGTCGGATCCGGTCTCTACCTGAACGTCGACGACAACGCGCAGGCGGCCACGGCCGGAGCGCGCGAGGCCCGGCTGCGCGGCAACGAGATTGCGACGCAGGCCAACACCGGAACGGCCGTCACCGGCGTGACGGGGCCGTTCCCCACGACCGGACTGCTTGCGGCCGGCATCATCGTCCGGAAGTCCAAGTCGGCTGACGCCACGGCCCGGGACTGGATCATGGTCGCCGACCAGCGGACGTTTCACCTCTGGACGAAACCGCTGGGGACGATGGGGTGGTCCGGGTTCAGCTTCGGGGACTTCTTCTCGCTGAAGGGTGCGACCGACCCGTTCCGGGCCATCATCATCGGCCGCTCGGCGGGTGACGCCATCCAGGCGGACGAGTCGGTCGACAACCTGAGCGTCCTTGCGGCGCTGACGACGCTGGTTGCTGGGCACTACACTCCCAGGTCGTACGAGGGCGACATTGTCGGCGCCACCAGCACCATCGGCAAGCACGGCGATGGCGTGAAGGGGTCTACGACCCGGCTCGAGGGCAACATGCTATACCCGAACCCGACGGATGGGAATGTCCTCCTCTCGCAGCTCTGGGTGCACGAGGACACGGGCCTCCAAGGCACGGTGCGGGGACGCCTTCGCGGGTTGTGGCAGTGGCTGCACATCGCCAGCGCGCCCGTCAATGACCAGGACACCTTCAGCGGAGCCGGGACGTTGGCCGGCAAGACCTTCATGATCCTCAAGCCGGCGATGACGGCGGACGGCATCTACGTCGTCGAGACGTCGGACACGTGGGAGACGAACTGAGTCGGCCATGCCTGACCTCGGCGCGATCGCGACGGACGGGACTGTCGGCGTATCGGGGGGGACACCACCGGCAGCGGCCCAGCCGCAAGTCCTCGCTGTGGCCGGCATTCTCCTGGTCCTCGGGCAACCATCCCCGCTGGTGCCGGCCACCGTGGCCATCCCGAGCGGGAGCGTCGTCGGGAGCGCGCCGACCCTGACCGGGGTGGCGACCAGCTGATGACGATCCGCACACCGCTCAGCGAGCCGGCGGTCGAAAAGTCGAGCTATCGGATCACGGCGACGATCACGGACGAGTCCGGGGCGGCCCTGCCGGCGGCCAGCCTGACCACCGTCGTCCTGACGCTGTACGCGCTCGATGCCGCACAGACGATTGTGAACGGCGTGAATGCGGCGAACATCCTGAACAGCGGGCGCGGCGCCGTGGACGCGGCAGGCAAGTTGACGCTCACGCTGCTCCCAGCGGACAACGTCCTCATCGACCCGACCCAGAGTAGCGAGATCCACGTCGCGCTCGTGGAGTGGACCTGGGCGGCTGGCCTCAAGGCGGGCAAGCACGAGGTGCAGTTCACGGTGGTGAATCTGGCGAAGGTGGCGTGAGCAACAACGGCGAGAAGCCGAGACTCTGGAGCGTCGTCGTCAACGGTATCGCGCTCGCCGTCACGTTCGTCTGGATGGCATCGGTCCTGGGCTTCGTCACCTGGCGGGATGGCTACATCCACGTGCTGATGGGCGTCGTCGTCGGAGCGGCCGTCGGCACCGGGGTCCTCGGTCGATTCAGGCTCCCGGGGAAGCGCGACGAATGAGGACGACCCTCCTGGTGCTGGCCGGGCTCATCACCGGCGTCACGGGGGTGACCTGGTACTACTACCTCCGACTCTGGTGGGTCCAATATGTACGCCGCGAGCGATTCGAGGGCGCCGTCCCGTTCCACGTCATCAGCGTCGGCCTGGGGTTTCTCGTCTTGGTATGGCGCGCGCTCTTCCCGCTTCCCGACTGGCTGACGCTGGTCGCCTACCTCATCACCGCCGGCCCGCTGGTGTGGATTCTCCTCTATCAGCGGGTGCGTTTTCTCACGAATCAACAGGGGCGGCGCTCGGGCTGGGCGGGATGGTGATGAAGCTGGTCAGCTTCCTCTCCCATGATCGCGAAAGTGGCCTCTTCTTCGTCCTCGACGGCGCGGATGGCATCATCTACGGGCCGGTTCGATGCCGCGGGGAAGCGGACAACGCCGCCGCCGCCAGTCACGACAACATCCAGGAGGACCCGACGCGGCCGTTTGGCGATCATCCCAGCGGTCTCTACCGGATCGAACTGGTCGTCGACGTCCCCGAGGGGGATCAGGGCACCTACGGGCCCCACTTCCTCAAGCTCGAGCCGCTCGAGGGCGAGGCGCTGCGCGCTGGGGAGCGCGGCCGGACGGGGATCGGGATCCACGGGGGGCGGCCCGGCCCCAAGGGCACGAGCAACGAGCTGCGGGCGACCCACGGTTGTCTTCGGACATCCAATCGGGTCATCACAGACGTGACCGAAGCGGTCCGCGCCCACCTGGCCGCCGGCCGGAACGTGCTCTACGACTGCCGCCTTATCGACGAGGAGGCGTGATGCGAAAGTGTTCGGCCTGCGGGAACCGGAAGCCCGCCCGGGCCTTTCCCGACCACAGTGCAGCCGTCTGCACACGTTGCGAGGAGAAGGGGCGAAGCGGATGACGCCCCTCTTCATTCACCACACCGCCGGGTGGCTCGACCCGATCACCGTCGCCCTCGTCGCCGGCGGTCTCGTGGGCGCCTTCTTCCGGGCGGCCTTCGGGCAGCAGAAGACCGTCAGCCGGCGGACAGGCTTCGATCTCCTCATGGGCGGGGCCGTGGCCGGCCTGCTGCCCCAGGTCTGCAAGTGGCTCGGCGTGGAGCTGACCGGGCCTGTGCTCTTCTGGTTCTGCGCCGGCATCTTCGTCGGTGGGTACGGCAATCTCCTCGTGGTGGCAGTCCTGTGGCGCGCGGGCGTGTTCAAGGCCGGCACGGATCCCCGGGCCGACCAAGTGAACGGAGGAACTCCCCCATGACTGGATTCCTGATCGGGCTCGCCCTGGGGCTGCTGGCCGGAGGCTTTGTGACCTGGCGGTACGGATCGCGCGTGAAGGCCGCCATCGATCAGGCCCTCGGCCCATGACCTGGGTCCTCCGCCACTGGAAGCTGGTGGCGATCGCGGTGGGCATCCTCGTGACGCTGTGGATCGGCGGGCAGGTCTGGGGCAAGGTCGCTGGCTGGTGGACCGGCCTCGGCGCCGTCCGCCAGGAGGATCAGGCGACGCTCGAGGAGCTGGAGGATACGAAGGGGCAGCTCGCCACCACCCAGGGTGCCATCCGGGAGATGGGCCGGCTGATCGCCGTGAAGACGGCCGAGGCTGCGCGCTATCGGACCGAGGCCGGCGAGCTCCGGAAGCGGACGGCCGGCCTGGAGGCGGCGCGGGCCGCCCTGCCGGCGCCGACAACCCTGACCGAGGCGGTCGCCGTCTTCCGCGAGCTCGGGTATGCGGCCGAGGTGCGCACGTGCGGGCGCTGATTCTGGCGGCGGCGCTCGTCCTCGTCACGATCCAGGCCAGTGCTCAGGAGCCGAGCCTGACGCTGCCGCCGGCGGACGCCATGCGCGCGGCCGAGGAGTTGCGGGACGCCCGCGCGGCCAAGGCGATCATCGAGACCCTGAAGGCGGAGATTGAGAAGCTCCGCCTTGAGGGCCAGGCGCGGGAGATCGCCCTGGCGATCGCCGAGGACCGGGAGAAGCGCCGGCAGGACGACGATGCGCGCGTCACGAAGGCGCTCGAGCGCGCCGAGCAGGCCATCGAGCGATCGGAGCGCGCGCTGGACAAGGCACAAGCCCGAATCGAACGGCTGGAGACGCGCCAGTTCTGGATGGGCCTGTTAGGCCCGATCGGCCTCCTGCTGGGCTTCGCGGCGGGGGCCTTCTGAGAAGGGGATGGCGATGAATAAGAATGGCATTGTTGTGGCATTCGTGTGGCTCCTCTGCTGGGCCCTCCTCATCCCGCCGGCCGATGTCATCCGCACGATCGACGGCGACACGTTCATCGTCCGAGTGGACATCCCGCAGCATCCCTCGGCCGGCGCACCGGAGGCGCGGCGGATCGTCGTGCGGATCCTCGGCGTGAACACCCCCGAGATGAGGGCCCCGATGCTCGCCGAGGCGACCGCCGCCAAACTCTTCGTGATCAACTGGCTGGCGACGGCCGACTTCGTCCTCCGAACGCAGGAGCCTTGCCGGCTGGATTTCAACGGCCGGCAGCTCGCGACGGTGACCCGCGGCGACGAAAACCTGGCGACGGAGCTGATCAAGCGGAATCTGGGGGTGGCGCGGTGATCAGGCCCTGGCGCGCAGGGGGAGCCATGGTGAGCGCGGTCCTCCTCGTCGGCCTGGCGGGCCCGGCGGTCGCCTTCACCACATCGGCGACTGGCGCCACGCCGACGATCAATTACGTCGAGCCCACGGCGTACACGTCGGGCCTGCCGATCACGGATCTGACCGGCACGCGCATCTACTGGCGGATCGGGACCGGGCCCGAGACGATGGTCCCAGTCCTGCCTTCCAAGGCAACGGGCGGCGGAGTCATCACGTTCAACAGCATCCTCATGCCGATCCTGCCCTGCACGACGGGGACGATCAACGTGGCCATCACGGCCACCGTGGCATCGTCGCCGACTGAAAGCGCGCGCCTGCTTGCGGCTCCGTTGTTCGTCGACCGGACCAAGGAAGCCACGTGCACGATCCCAGCGCCGCCGACCGCTCCTCCGGGCGGAGTAATCGTCCAGTGACCGGCCTCCTGCACCGGGGGCCCGGTGCTGACGGTCGTCACCTTCGACGCGCCAGCGCCGCCGGGACTGCCGACGGACCTGCTCAGCGGGGTGTTCGGGGGGATCGACTTCGGCCTGGGCCAGTGGCGGTGGGAGGGGCCGACCGGCCCCAGTCCCAGCAACCACGTCTACTTCGACTCGGCCTCGGGGACGGCGCGGACGTTCCGGTTTTCTTCGGCCCCTCGCGTCCTCACGAGACTTCAGGTCTTCACCAGCGGGGCGGGCGGGGCGTCGGGCACGCTCACGCTCTCTGACGACGTGGGCCAGCGCGCAACCGCCGTGGTCGTGGTCGGGGCGCTGCAGCTCGTCGCGACGAACTGGAGCCTGCCGTCGACGGTCGTCACGGTGACGTTCAGCCTCGGCTGGAACCTCGGCGTCGATGACATCGCCTACCAGTGAGGCCACCACGGCTGGCTGGGCGCTGCTGCAGCCCTACCACTACAAGCCCCTGCGACGTCTACTCCAGGCGATGTGGCGGGCGGGCTATGCGGAAGGGTACCGCGAGGGCCGCGCCGATGTCCTGCGCGTCGTGGAGCGGTTCGTGCCGCCCGGAGGACCAGGCTGATGCAAACGATGTACTGCGCCACATGCGGAGTCGCTATCACGTTCGATCACACGATGAGCCTGCCGACGTTCTGCCTGGCGTGCCAGGGAGCCAAGTGGCAATCGTGGCCGCTCGGCGAGGACCCGACGTGGCTGCCGACGGTGAGGAGGACGGCGAAGACGGCGGGAGGCGAACCTCAGAGCTGATCGCGGGCGAGGCTGGGGGGCCGTCTATTTCCAGCAGCGATAGGCCTCTCCGGTTGACGATAGAACAAAGCCGGTCCTCTCGCTCAGAAGCAGCAATGTGTCTCCCTCTTTGGCCGCTGTCGCATTGGCGAGCGCACTGATGTTGCTCTCATAGCCGAGATGGGCGCCGATTCCGCCGCCCCACCCTGATATCGCCTTGACGGGGCCGAGCGGCGTGCACGCCTGGACGGCAGTGGCATTTCGGAGGATTTGCACACGCTCGCCGCCGGGCGTTAGGGAGACGCACCCCGCGAGCCCGAGAGCCACAACAAGCACGGCCATCGGCTTCATCGCATTCCTCATGGTCTATCTCGCCGCGTTCGGCTGCGCCGGAATCGCGTCAAGGCTCACGACGATATCGTCATCCTCAACGCCGCGGAACCAACCGGCGGGAATGATCGCGCCCGGCGGCAGCGCGCGCCGCCATCCGAGCCGCGTCATGCACGCCCGAAAGAAGGTCTGCTGGATGATCCCGTGTCCGGGCGGCGTGGTGCCCACGGACACCGCGGCTTCGCGGGCACACGTCCGATGATCCTTGGTGAACTCGGCGAGATCCAGCACGGGGCGGCCGTCGCGCGTGCCCAGCGATGTCCAGTGATATGTCCCGCACCCCGCCAGCCCGAGCACGAGCACCGCCAGCATCATCACGTTCATCACGTCCTCCTTTTCATCTCCTCCAGCCGCTTCCGCTCCCGGCTAACCCAGCCCCACGGGGCCCAGGAGTCGAGCTGGAGGGGCGGTCGGGGAGGATAGCACAAATGCACTAGGGCTTCCCCGCTCCCCTGGCTGCTGCCCGCCCCTCTCCCGCGACCGATCCTTCTTGATCTGGCCGCCTCTTCGATTCTTCCGGGATCTGATTCTCCGATGGCGGCGCATGGGCAGCATAGCGCGCGTACCATTCGCGGGCCCAGCCCGTCTGCCGATCGAAATGGCTGACGACTTCTCGGCGCTGGCCCTCGTCGAGCTTTGTGGCGAGGTCCCGGAATCTGCGCGTCACGACGCCGCCGAGCTCGTTCAAAAAGGCCTGCGCCGGCGCATCGGCCGCGTCGGGGGTCTGGTTCGGTTTCCCGAGTAATTCGTCGATCGACATCTCAAACAATTCCGCGAGCGCGTAAATTGTGGGTACGTCGGGATAGCTCTTCCCGTTCTCCCACGCGCTGACCGTGGCGCTCTCGATGTGCAGGCGCCTGGCCAGGGCGATCTGGGTCGGGAAGCCCCGCCCGATGCGCAACCGCTTGATTTTCTTGCCCAGGTCGGCTCTCGTCAGCATGTTCAATTTAAGGCTTGACAGGCTTCAATTGAAGTCCTATGCTCCCCTCCGTCATGACTCAGCCTTCAATTGAATACCCGAAGACGCCGGCCGGAATCAAGACGGGGCTCCGGGCCATCGGATACAGCCAATACCGAGCCGCCCGTGAGACCGAGCAGAGCCCCGCGCTCGTCAGCATGGTCCTAGCCAAGAAGGCCAAATCGCGCCCCTGCCTGCAGAAGCTCGCAGCCTTGATCGCCGCGAAGCTCAAGGAGGCCCCGGAGCGGATTAGCGTCTCGCGGCGACCTAGGGGCCAACGCAGAGCCGACTACAGCACTCCCGCCCCCATCGGCGCCTGAGGCAGCCAGGTATATCCCGCATGGCACAAGTCTTCTCGCCGGGTGTCGGCAAGGGTGTTCAAGAAATTGTCGGGACTTGCCCGTGAACGGCCGGGTGTTCCCGTCCCTGAAGGACGCTATCTTCGCGACGGCGAGCGCCTCCCGCCTGCCAATGAAAGCCCTGGCCAGCGAACTCGACTGGTCGCCCTCGGAGCTGTCCCACCGGATCGCCCAGGGCGGCGAGTCCGTCCGCCCCTTCCCCGCCGACGACGACCATTTCGTCAAGCTGATGCGCGTGACGGGCGATCACAGCCCGCTCTGGACACTCTGCGATCTCCTCGGCTACGACCCGCCCCAGCCCAAGCAGGCGCGCCTGGGCGAGATGATCACGGAGCTCCGCGCGGACGCCCAGCGGTTGGGGCTGCGGATCGAGCAGTTGGTCCTGAACCTTGGGCCCGAGGAGAAGCGGAAGGCGGGGCGGTGATTATTCACCAAGAAGTCGAGGCCCTGTGCACGCGGCTGCTCAAGCTCGAGCAGCTCGCCGCTCAGCAGTCGAACGCCATCCTCGAGTTGGCAGACCGGATCCGGGACCTTGAAGCCGCGCAGCCGATCACGCCGAGTCGCCGGCCGCTGGCGAAGATGGGACCGCGATGAGCTGGCCGCGCTGTACCTGCGCCTGCTCCTGGTGCCACGGGTGGCCCTTCTGGCGCCACTGCTACGGGCATTACTGCTTCCGGTTATGGCGATGAAGGCCGTGACGCGACGGGAGTGGCACCAGCTGCACTGCGTGACGGTCGTGGACTGGCAGGCGCGGCGGGTGCGGCGATGAGCCGTCTGCTGCACGTCCGCCTGGCCCTCTGGCCCGATGAAGTGGTGAGCATCGAACCGCGTGCTAACGGCGACGGCTATCTCGTGTTCGTCCTGATGGGGGCCAAACTCGTCGGTGCGCACGCGACGCTGGAGCATGTTGCCGACGTCGTCTTCGCGTCGTGGGGGACGGAGGGGCGATGACGCCTCCCGCGCCGTGCTGCTTACACGTGAGCGCCGAGCTGCTCCTGGTCTGCTGTGGGTGCGGCGACGTCCTCACGCTGGAGCAGTTCCTTGCCAGGACGCCTCGGGCCTGTCCGCTGCCCCGCGAGCAGGAGCACGCCTCGTGAACCGCCTGATCAATCGGGCGACCGAGCCTCTGCTCGCGGCGGTGATCGCCCTCGTCGCCGTCGGCGTCATCGGAGTCCTGATGCTCCTGGTCGAGCCGCCGATCATGGGCGGGCTGCCGTGAGCGTGGTGAGCGTCAGGGTCTGCACCGAAGACGGATGCGGCAAGCCCCGAATCGGGAGGGGCTGGTGCTCCGCGCACTGGCACCGCTGGCGGCGCGCCATGCTTCGCCAGGGGCTTGTTCCATCAGCAGTACGCGCTGCTGAGGCTCAGGCGCGGGCGCTTGTTCCAATTGCCCCGCGGCTGTGTGAGTGCGGCTGTGGTCAGGAGACGCCGATCGCCACCAAGACGAATGCGGCACTGCGGCACATCAAGGGCCAGCCTCGCCCATACATTCCCCGCCACGGTTCCCGCGGCCCACTCAATTCGCATTGGCGAGGCGGTCGCGTGATCAAGCCCAGCGGCTATGTGTGTATCTGGGAGCCGGATCATCCCCATGCCGATCGTCACGGCTACGTTCAGGAGCACGTCAAGGTCGCAGCTGCTGCTCTCGGGCATGCGCTGCCACTGGGGGCAATCGTCCATCATCGCGACGAGAACCGCTCACACAATGAGCGAACGAATCTCGTCATCTGCCAGGACGAGAATTACCACCGATTGATCCACCGAAGGTTGCGTCGGCTGAGGGAGAGCGGGAATCCAAACGCCCTCCGACCCCGAGGCAAGATATGACCGTGGTCTGGCTTCCCATGTCCCTCGCGGCTCTATGTCTAGATTGCGAGGCGCTTTTCTCCCTCGCCGCTAACTGTCCGGCTTGTGGTAGCCGGCAATTCGCCCTCATCGAAAACCTTCTGAACAAGACGGAGCTGCTCGGCGCCCGGTGCGGCGCTGAAGGAGGATAGTGAAGTGGGGAAGGACAAGAAGCTCGCCGTCGTCAAGCTCCGCGCGGATATCGCGGTAGACGAGAAGCTCACGCTCAGCCAGCTCGCCGCCAAGGTCGGCGAGGTCGAGAAGCTCCTGCACGAGATCGGCACGGGCGACGTGAGGATCGTCATGCCGCGCGGGACGTATTCCGCATGAGCGCCGAGGCGCTCGCTCCCCGCGGCAGTACCGAGCTCGCCTACCGCCATGAGCTGACGGTCGAGGAGCTGGCGGCGCAGGTCGAGAAGATCCACGCCGTGATGCAGAAGCTCATGAAGCCCGACGTTCACTACGGGACGATCCCGGGCACCAAGAAGCCGACGCTCTACAAGCCTGGCGGCGAGCTGCTCTGCATGCTGTTCCGCCTCGATCCGGAGTACGCCATCGAGGAGATCCGCGACGGCGACCACCTGACTGTCCGCAGCACGGTGACGCTCTGGCATATCCCCACTGGGCTCCGGATGGGCTCCGGCATGGGCTCCTGTTCCACGCGCGAGGCCAAGTACGCGTACCGCAGATCCGGGCGCACCTGCCCCACGTGCGGCAAGGACGACACCATCATCAAGGGCAAGGCCGAGTATGGCGGCGGCTGGCTCTGCTTCGGCAAGAAGGGCGGATGCGGAGCGAAGTTCAAAGATGGGGACGCCGCGATCGAGAAGCAGCAGACCGAGGAGCGCGTCGCCAACCCGGACCTGCCGGACACCTACAACACCGTGCTGAAGATGTCCAACAAGCGCGGCCTCGTGGCCGGCGTGCTCAACGTGACGGCGGCCTCCGAGATCTTCACACAGGACGTGGACAAGGGCGACGAGCGGGACGAGGAAGAAGAAGAGGCCCCGCCGCGCCAGGCGGAGCGTGGCGAGGCGACACCACCGGCCGCGTCCCAGCAGAGCGACGGCCCCATCAGTGAGCCCCAGCAGAAGCGCCTCTGGGCGATCGCGCGGGAGCAGCTCTGGTCCCAGGACGACGTGAAGGCGCTCTTGGCGAGCCTCGGCGTGGAGCACACCAAGGATCTTCCGCCGTTGAAATATGAGGGCGTCATCCAGACCATCAAGGCCGAGAAGAAACGGCCGCCCTCCGCGGCGACGACGGCCCAGGGCTCGCTCGCGTGAGCGACGCGCTGCCGCAGGTGACAGCCATCCTGGCCGATATCGGGCTCGATCCCGATTTCTCCATGGTCCTGCCCTCCGTCCTGGACGCCGCGCGGGCCCGCGGCGTGGCCGTGCATCAGGCGATCGAGGCGATCGCATACGGGTATTTCGACGAGAGCGAGCTGCCGCTCGATGCGGCGCCCTACCTCGACGCCTACCGCAAGTTCATTTCCGAGAGCGGCTACGCGGCCACCATCTCCGAGATCGAAGTGGCGCACGATCTCTGGCGCTACCGGGGCCACATCGACAGCGTCGGGCTGCTTCGCGGCCACCGTGCGGTGATCGATTGGAAAGCGGTGGCCAGCCTCAATCGGACCGCGGTCGGGTATCAGCTCGCCGGATATCACGCCGCCTGGAATGCCAGCCGGCCGACGGAGCCAGCGCAGATCGCCGCCGCCGTCCAGCTGCGCGCCGATGGAACGTATCGATTCTATGAGATCGATGTGAACGCATCGCTGCCGGGGTTCCTCGCGGCGGTGACCGTCTGGTACGCCAAGAGGGCGGCATGAGCCAAGATCAACTCGCCAACGAGGGCGAGGCCCTGGTCGGCACGGTCCAGGATCTCGTGGTCATCGACGCGGAGAGCTTCGGGCGCGCCGGGGAGATGCTGAGGACGGTGAAGGCCTACCTTCGGCGCGTCGCGGAGGTCTTCGACCCAATCGTCGAGACCGCATATCGGGCCCACCGGACGGCCGTGGAGCAACGCAAGGGCGTCGAGCAGTACGCGCTCACGGCGGAGCGCGTGCTGAAGGATCGGATGGCGACCTACGAGCAGGCGGAGGCCAGGAAACGCCGCGAGGCTGAGGAGGCCGCTCGGCGTGAACAGGAACGGCTCGAAGCCGAGGAACGGGCCCGCGTGGCCGCCGAGCAGCGACGGCTCGAGGAGGAGGCCGAGGAGCAGCGGCTGGCCGAGGCGCTCGCCGCGGAGCAGGCAGGCGACACGGCGCGGGCCCAGGCCTTGATCGAGGCGCCAGTGGACGTGCCGACTGTCACGCCCCGCCCGGTCTTCGTCGCCCCGCCGCCGGCGCCGGCCCCCGCGGTCGCCGGCGTGAGCTTCCGGGACCAGTGGTCAGCCGAGGTCGTCTCGCTCATCGACCTGGTGCGCGCCGTCGCGGCTGGGCGCGCCCCCATCACGTACGTGAAGGCTGACGAGGTCGCCCTGAATCAGATGGCCCGCGCGCTGAAGGGCGCGATGAACGTGCCGGGCGTGCGCGTCACGTCGCGGCGCGTGACGGCGGCGCGGGCATGACGATCCAGGCCGACGGTGCTGCCGGGCGGTGGAGTCAGCGTCCGGAATCAAGCCGCGCGGGGAGTCGGCCCGGGAGCGGACCGCTCCTGAACATGGCCCCGCGCGGTAGCTGGCCGCAGGCGGGTTTCTGGGAAGGCGGGGCGCGCCAGCGACTCGTCGGAGATTCGACTTCTCCGCCCGCCTGCTTCTTCATCGGGTGTCGTGAACGAGGGGAGAAGGCGACATGACGAAGCGACAGGCCATCGCCTACGCGAGCCCCTGCGCGCGGGCTGTTGAGACGACGGCGCCCGCCTTCCAGGAGCTGGTCGGCGGCTTCCGGACGATCTTCAGCCTCAACAAATGAATGAACTTCTTTCAGGGGCGGCCCGTGTGGCACGTCTCCCTCTCGATCCCGGCGGCGGGTGGCGGCGCGATTCGCACGAATCGCTGGAGTCGGCACCAGCGCGCCGGCGGGCGCCGGCTCGCCTACGAGCTGCTCCAAGGGTGTCGGCGCGGCGCCGGAGCGCCCGGACTGGTACCCCTTCTCGTTCCAGTTGCGGCGGTCGCTCACCGACGAAGAGATTACCGGGCTCGACCCGACGTGGCTGGCGATCCCAGCGGTCGATGAAGGCGGAACACCCGAAGAGGTGCGCGGGATGCTCGTCGAGCTGGGCATCCTGTCGCAAAAGTAGGGCGAAGGGGACGTGATCTCATTCACCGCCCTGCCGGATCGTCTATCATGACCGCCACCCAGCAGCGCACGCTACGCCGGGGGTGGCAGACCATGCGTCTCAGCACCGCACGCGACCAATTCATCGCCTACAAGCGGGACCAGAGCTGCACGCCGAGCACGCTGCGCGCCTACCATGGCCACCTGAAGCTCTTCATCGATCACGTCGTCCACGAGACTGGCCGGGACGCCACGCTCCATTTCACTGGCGCGATGATCCGGAGCTTCTTCGCTCACTGCGACGCCAGGAAGTCCGACATCACGCGGAAGACGCTGGCCTGCTATCAGACGACGCTCCGGGAATTCACGAAGTGGGGCCTGCGGAAACGCTACTGGTCCGAGGATCCGCTGCTCGACATGCCGACGATCAAGTACGCCAAGGGGCTGCCGCGCCCGTTCGCGACGGACGAGCTCGAGCGGCTCATGGCCGTGGCGCTCACGGGAACCGACGAGGTGCTCCGGGCGGTGCTGTACTACACCGGCGCCCGGGACGCCGAGATCTGCGGGATTCGCCTCTGCGACCTCCGGCCACCCGTCAGCGCCTCGGGCGTCGCGCGCGTCTCGATCCTCGGCAAGGGGCGGAAGGAGCGCGTCGTCTCCGTCCCGCCCGTCTGCTGGGCGCTCATGGCCGGTCTCATGCGTCAGCGCGCCGCGATCGAGAAGGACCCTGAGGCGCCTCTCCTCAGCCAGCGCGATGGGTCCCCGTGGTCGCCGCGGATGATCCAGCGCCGCGTCCGGCAGTGGGGGGTGACGGCCGAGGTCCATGACTGCGCCCCGCACCGCTTCCGGCACACCTTTGCCACCAACCTGCTCGACGAGGGCGAGGACATCCGGGTCATCAAGGACGCCTTGGGCCATGCAAGCCTGGCCACGACGGAGATCTACACCAAGGTGAGCGACCGCCGCCTGGATGCCGCCGCCCTCCGGCTCCGGACCTTCCCTCGTACTAGCAGCCTTGACTCTCAGACTCCCTGCGACCTGCCGGGAGACACGCCTGGTAAGTACGCGCCCTGATGGCGAAATTGTGCCGACCCCCGATAGTATATATTGTCCGCGCCTACCTGAAACACCGTTCCACGTCGCACACTTCGGCCCCCAGGACTAGCGGACTCACCCACCGACCGATAGTGGCAGCGCCTCATCGGGGTGAATCATGCTGACCTGCCCCGAGCGCGACTGTGGCAGCGAGCAGCCCGACGCGGGCCGGCTCGCCGCGCACCTGGTCCAGGATCACGCCGTGAGCGCCGCGCTGGCGTTCAGCCAGGCGCAGGCCGTCAAGGCCAGGCTCACCCCTTCTGATTCACGCCCGCATAGCTCAGAGCAGAGCGCCGGCCCTGCCAGGCCGGAGGACGGCCGCGTCGCGACCGGTCTGCGGGCTCCATCCCCCGTGAAGGAGGCCCCGATGGCAGACGCGATCACGTGCAAGGGTTGCGAGAAGCCGTTCACGCCGAAGTCCACCGGCGGCCGGCTGCCGAGCTACTGCCCTTCCTGCAGGAAGGATTTGTGTCTTCAATGTCGACGGCGGGGCGGCAAGCATGCGGCCGCCTGCGCGCGGGCGGCCACCGGCGCCAGGTCGAAGCCGAAAAGCGCCACCGGGGGGGGCACACGTCGACGCCCCAAGCCGAGCGCCGCTGTGCGTAACGGGGCGGGCCCGGCGACGACCTTGGACGCCGTCCTCGCTGATCTGCGCGGGCGTCGCGCGACGCTCGACGAGGCGATCGTCGCGATCGAGAAGCTCGCCGCGCGATGAAGAAGGTCCGCCAGGTCCTCGAGGAGCGGCTGCGCGCGGTGCGGCGCCACCTCGCCCTCCTCAACGGCCGCGACGTCGAGGTCCGCGGCGATCTCCAGGACCTGGCCGTGGCCAGCGAGAGCCGCGAGCTGGCGGCGTTGTCCCACGAGCGGCTGATCGAACAGGCCGCAGCCCTCGCGGCCGCCCTCGAGCGCCTCGACGCCGGTGACTACGGAATCTGCACCGATTGCGACCACCCGATCGCGCCCAAGCGCCTGGAGGCCATGCCCGAGGCGGCGACCTGCGTGGCCTGCCAGGACAAGCGCGAGCGCGAGCGCCGGTCCGCCGACGACGAGGTCCTCGGGATCCGCCGGACGCCGCGGCCGGCGAGGCCGCTTGAAGAACTGGAGCCGTGAGGAAGCGGCGAGCGGTGCAGGCGGGGCCCTACGCCGTCCAGCACTTCGAGACGGGGACGGTGGCGATAGTAGGCTCGCCGGAGCGCGGCCGCGTTTCGCTCTGCGTGCTCACCGGCGGCAACCCGTCGGGAGCGCTGACCGTGAGCGGGACCGCCAGCGCGATGGGCCAGCTGGCCGAGAAGCTCGGGCGGATCGTGCTAGCGGTGGCGCGGCGGAGGCGCTGATGGCCACCAGCGTCGCGGATCTCTTCGAGCGGACAGCGCATGACCTCCGCCAAGGAACGATGGACTGATGGCCGAGTGCATCTGCGACTGGCCGGATACCTGTGCTGGCTTGGGCTCGCTCCAATGCGACGGCTGCGGCGGCGATTTCTGTATCTGTGCATGTGGCGGTGAGATGACATGCCCGGGCTGCGAGGATTGCCCCGACCGAGACGAGGATCTCGATGAAGACGACTCCGACCCGGCCGACTACGCCGAGGAGTCCGACCTGTGAAGTGCGCCAGATGCCGAGCCGCCAGGTCGCCCGCGAACCTGACGCTCGTCGCGGGCGAACCCGTTTGCCCGGAGTGCCTGGCCAAGAAGGCCGAGTACGACATCACCCATCAGGTGATCGATCGCCCCAAGGAGGGCTGAGATGGCGAAAGGCAGGAAGGCGAAGAAGCCGAAGGTGCCGGTCAAGGTGGAGTGGGAGCGTCAGCCTCTCATTGAGAAGATCGTCGATGAGTTGGTGAGCGCCCATCATCCGCATCTCCAGCGCGCGCGGATCATCGCGCTCGGCCGCCCGACGGGATCGAAGAAGAAGATGGCCGTCGCCAAGCGCGCCTCGCGGGCGATCCAGGCGATCTACAAGGACGCCGCCGGCCTCGATGTCCACTATCTGATCGAGGTCGGTCTCGATCACTGGGAGCGCCTTGACGCGCGCGGCAGGAAGATCCTCATCGACCACGAGCTGTGCCACTTCGCCGGCCTCGATGACAGGGGCCGGTGGGGCATGCTCGATCACGAGATCGAGGAGTTCCGCGCGATCGTCAAACGCTACGGCGCCTACCATGCCGACCTCGCCGCCTTCGTCACGGAGGCGAAGCAGATGTCGCTCGTGGAGGCGGACGGGAAGTGAAGGGCGCCGGCGTCATCCACACGTGCCGGACGTGCGGCGGCAATCACAAGACGCGGGCGCACGGGAAGAAGGGGAAGGCGTGATTGGCGGCGTCCTGGTGCTGGAGGCGCGCATCTTCGGACTGCCCGTCGCCCAGGGCCGGCCGCGCGCCTTCAAGATGCCGAGTGGCCAGATCCGCGTCTACGACCCGGCCACCGCGCGAGACTGGAAGCGCACCGTCCAGGCCCAGGTCATCACACAGCGCCCGCCGATGCCCGTCGAGGGCCCGCTGAAGATGGCGCTCGACTTCATCCTGCCCCGGCCCCAGTCGTTACCCAAGCGGGAGCAGTTCCCAACGCGGAGACCCGACCTGTCAAATATGTTGAAGGCGATCGAGGACGCGCTGACCGGCATCGTCTACCGGGATGACGCCCAGATCGTCCGGCTGGAGATCGCGAAGGACTACGGGCCGGCGCCGGGGGTGCTGATCCGGATCGAGCGCGTCTACGCGTCAGCGCCGCAACCGGAGCTCGTCACGTCTCAGCTAGGAGGGAGGTGAATAGATATGGGCAAGAGCGTCATCTCGATCGAGACCTTCGCATTTCCGAACGATGTCTCGGAGCTGCTCGGCCGTGAAGCGCTGGCCGTCGTGAAGAAAGGCGGCACCGTCACGGCCGCCGTGGTCGTGCATCACCCCGGGCAGGACGACGAGCGGATCGTCGACCTGCTGGCCGAGCCGGTCGACGCCGCGGCCGCGCATCCGCCGGACCGCGGGGAGGGCGCGCAGACGGAGTAGGCAGCCGCCCGCCTGGTCGAGGTCGGGCCAGGCGGGGCAATCTCCTTTGAAGGAGGTTCATCCAGGCGATGGCGCGCGAGGCGTTCAAGGAAGTCAACTTTAGCCCGGAGTCACGGGCCAAGGTGCGCCTCTGCAACACCATCATCCGAGACTATCTGCGCCAAGGGCTGCGCCTCACCCTTCGTCAGCTCTACTACCAGCTCGTCATCCGCAACGCGATCCGGAACATCGAGCGCGAGTACAAGAATCTTTCGACGCTCGTCAGCAACGCGCGTCTGGCCGGCCAGATGGACTGGGATGCGATCGAGGATCGTGTCCGCCAGCCGCGACGCCCGCCCGAGTTCGAGAACCTCGGTGAGCTCGTCGACGCCGCCCTCTCAAGTTACCGGCTACCGCGGTGGGCTACTCAAGACGTCTATGCCGAGCTGTGGGTCGAAAAGGACGCGCTCGCCGGCGTCCTCGGGCCACTGGCCCGCGATCATCACGTCACGCTCATGGTCAACCGCGGCTATTCAAGCCAGAGCGCGATGTACGAGGCATCGAAGAGGTTCATCGCGTCGGGAAAACCAGGCGTGCTGTTCTATCTAGGCGACCACGACCCATCCGGAGAAGACATGGTGCGCGACATCCGCGACCGACTCGAAATGTTCGGCGCCGACGTGAAGGTCGAGAAGGTCGCTCTGACGATGGACCAAGTTCAGGAGCACAACCCGCCACCCAACCCCGCGAAGATGACCGATCCAAGAGCAGGCGCCTATGTGGCCGAGCATGGCGATGAATCGTGGGAGGTCGACGCGCTCCCGCCCGAGGTTCTTGCCGAGATCATCCGGACCGCATTTGCCGGTGTCATCGACGAGGCCGCAATGGAGACGATCAAGGAGCGCGAGGAGCGAGACAAAGGCCGACTACAGCGCGCGCTCCGCGATTTGGACGATGAGGAGCAAGACTCATGAGCAAGCCGGTCGTCGTCGCCGAGATCCCGCAGGTCCGAGACCTCGTCGGCCTGGCCGGCGATCGCGTCGTGGCCACGGACGCCGGCGTGGCCGCGCTCGGCGCTGACTTCGCGCCGCTCCCGACGGGCGATGCGCTCCGAGCCCATTGGCTGGCACGCCTGCCGGACGGCGAGCGCAAGATCCTCGAGGTCCTCATCGAGGCCTACCCGAAGGCGGTGGACCGTGAGCGGATCTCGGAGGCGACAAGCTACCAGCGGTCGACCCGAGACACCTACTTGCAGCGGCTCGGCGCGCGCCGGCTCGTGGCCTGGGAGGGCCGCGGCCAGGTTCGGGCGAGCGAGGAGCTGTTCTCGTGAGGATCTTCGCCCTCATGGTGATCGCCGGCGCGCTCGCCGTGGCCTATCTGGTGGGTCGGGACCTCGAGCGGATGCGGACCGAAGCGAGGCTCCCGCGGGACTTCTGTGGAAAGACCCGACCCTGGTTTGTATGACCGTTCCCCAGGCCCGGATTCCCCCTCACAATCTCGACGCCGAACGCGCCGTGCTGGGCGCCATCCTGTTGGAGGCGGCCGGGCTCGAGCGCGCCACCCGCCGCCTGCGCCCTGAAGACTTCTACCTCGAGGCGCACCGCACCATCTTTCGCCGTCTTCTGGCGCTCGCTGAGGCCGACGTTGGGATTGACGTCATCACGCTGAGCGATGCGCTTCGCCAGGCCGGCGAGCTCGAGCAGGCCGGCGGACCCGCCACGCTCGCCCTGCTGATCGAGCACGCCGCCGTCGCGACGCACCTGGATGCCTATATGCAGATCGTCCTCAGAGAGTGGGGCAAGCGGGAAGAGGCCTCGCTGCTGCTCACCTCCATCGAGCAGGCGTACAACGGGACGGCGCCCGCCCAGCTCGCCGGCGAGCTCAGTGCTGCCCTGGCCCGCATCGCGGATCGCGCCGAACCTGAGGTGGCCGCCCTCGTTGACATGCGACCGAGCCGACCCGTGCCGGTCGGTGAGGTCCTGGAGGGCGTCGTCGCGTCGCTCGGAGAGCGGGAGACCGACTACGTGCCGTCGCCAATCCAGGAACTCAACGAACGTCTGGGAGGCGGACTGCAACGCCAAGAAGTGGTGACGATCGGTGGCCGACCAGGAACGGCAAAAACGGCGCTCGGACTGCAATGGGCGGTGCTGGCCGCTGACTACGGGCATCGGACGTTGGTCGTATCACGGGAGATGAGCAACCGCGCCCTTGGCCGGCGTATCCTCGCGCAGCAGGCCCAGGTCAGCGCCTCGGCGCTCCGACGGCGCGACGTCGATGAGGCCCAACTCATCCGCCTTCGCCGCGCGCTGCCCCGGCTCGGTCGCCTGCCGCTCTGGCTCGATGAGCAGTCGTCGACCCTCGCCCAGATTCGGCGCCTCGTCCGGATGCACCGGTACCGCTTCGTCGTCGTCGACTATCTCCAGCTGGTCAAGAGCCCGCCCGACGCCAAGAACCGGCGCCTGGAGGTGACCGCCGTCAGCGCCGGGCTGAAGGACATCGCGAAGAAGTACGACTGTTCGGTCCTGGCGCTGAGCGCCTTGCGGCGCCTCCAGGTCGAGCGCGGCAAGCGCGCGGCGCCCGCCCTCGAAGATCTCAAAGAGTCGGGGGACATCGAGGCCGATTCGGACGTCGTTCTCCTGCTCCACCAGCCGAAGCCGGACTCCAGTGACCGCGAGCTCGTCTTCGCCAAGCTCCGCGAAGGCGAGGCCGGCGGCAGCGTCACCCTGGCCTTTACGCCCGTGTATGTGCGGTTCACCGAGGTGCCGGCCGCGCTCCCTGTGGGTCGTGAACCTGGGGAGGAGGAGGTTCCATTCTGATGACGTGGGCGAGGCTCGACGATAATTTCCCGCATCACCCGAAAGTCGTCGCCGCAGGCCCGATCGCGGCCTTGATTCAGGTGCGGGCCATCTGTTACTGCGCGCGCCATCTCACCGATGGCTTCCTGCCCGATGCTGTCGTGCCGGAGCTTCTGCTCGGCTTTGATGGGATCGGGATCTACGCTCCCCGAAGGCTCCGGGAGGGCAAGCTCGCGACCGTGGGCTACGACGCCGACGAGCTCGATTGGGTGGCGATCATGCTCAGGCACGGGCTCTGGGAGAAGCGAAAGGGTGGGTATTACGTGCACGATTATCCCGACTACAACCCCACTCGAGCCGACGTGTTAGCCGAGAGGGAGGCGAGGAGAAAGGGCGGCCTCAAAGGAGCGAAGATAACGAATACCAAGCGTTGGGCGTCAACTCCAGACGCGGCTGAAGGTCAACTGGACGCGAGTACAATGTTGTCGCCCCCGTCCCGTCCTAGTACCCCCTCCTTAAAGGTTCCCCCAGGGGAACCGTTGGCTTCGCCATGGACCGGACGCCCGAGCGAGGACCCCGACCGTCTGCTGCCCTGCACCGTGTCGCCTCTCTGGCGCAACCAGCATCCCCACCACCTTCACTCGAACGTCTGTCGGTTCCCCTGATGCCGACCCGACCCCGGAAACCCTGCGCCCAACCCGGCTGCCCCGCCCTGGTCCCGGCCGGAGAGCGCTACTGCTTACCCCACCAGGCCGAGCACTACCGCCGGCAGGATGCCGCACGTGGAACGGCGGCGGAGAGGGGGTACGACCCGGCGTGGCGGCGCTTCCGAGCGTGGTTCATCCGGCGCCACCCGTTCTGCGACGAGTGCCCGACACCGACCGAGGAGATCGATCACATCATCCCCGTGCGCGAGCGGCCGGATCTCCGGCTCGTCGAGAGCAACTGCCGACCGAAGTGCAAGAGCCACCACAGTGCGCGCACCGCTCGCGAGCAATCGTTCGGGCGGGAGGGGCGGGTCAAATCTTCAGAGTCCTCGCCATGAGACCGCGCGGGCAGGCAGCCTCGCGCGCCCGCAGGTTTTCCAAGGTGGCCCTGGTGCCATTGCGGCAAGGCGCTTCGGTTTTCATGTTCACCAGTGCTACGGTCGGTCCTGGTGGGTCGTCGGGGACCAAAGCCCAAGCCATCGGCACTCGACAAGCTCGACGGCGGTGCCAGTCATCGGCGCCGGAACCGCAACGAGCCGAAGCCACCGGTCAGCGAGGCGACATGTCCAACGTGGCTTCGTGGGGATCCAGCGGCTCGAGCAATCTGGAACGCCGAGGCGCCGCGCATGATCCAGCTGGGGCTCTTGACGACGGCCGACCGGCTGCTCTTCGCGGCGCTCTGCGAGCGGGCGGCGGTGTATCGACGCGCGGCCGCGAAACTCCGCCACGATCTGACGCAGAAGAGCGGCGCCAATGGGACCGTGAAGCGCCCCGAGGTCGACATCGCCAAGGGCGCGCTCGAGGGCCTGAAGCAGATCGCGGCCGCCTTCGGCATGACGCCGGCGGATCGCAAGGGACTCGAGGTGGACCTCGGGGCGGGGGCCACGCGTGGCGGTAACCGAGGCAGGCGGACGCCGGGCACCCCGATCGACTCGATCGAAGACTTCCTCAAACGGCGCGAAGCGCGGCGCGCCGGGCGGGCCGGATGATCGCGTCACCGCCTACGCCCAGGACGCCTTTGCGGGCCAGCTCCTCGTCGGCCGCCTCGTGCGGCTCGCCTGCGAGCGACATCTCCGCGACCTGGTCGATGGCCCGGCGCGCGGACTCCGCTTCGACGTCGACCTCGCGAACGAGGCGATCGATTTCTTCCTGTGCGTCCGGCATAGCAAAGGCGAGTGGGCGGGCCAGCCGATCGTCCTGTCGCCGCCGGAGTGCTTCATGATCGGGTCGGTCTTCGGCTGGATCCGCGTCGACGGGCGGCGGCGCTTTCGCAAGTCGTACAACGAAGTGGCGAAGAAGTTCGGGAAGAGCACGCTGGCCGCCGGCGTAGGCCTGCTACTGGCGTTCTTCGATGGCGAGGCCGGCGCGGAGGTGTACGCGGCGGCCACCAAGCGCGACCAGGCCAAGATCGTGTGGGACGAGGCCAAGCGCATGGTGCTCAAGAGCCCCGGGCTCCGCCAGCGGATCCAGGTCCGCGCCGCGAACCTGCACAGCCTGGAGACGGCGTCGAAGTTCGAGCCGCTCGGCGCCGACGCCGACAACCTGGACGGTCTGAACCCCCAGGGCAATCTCCTGGACGAGCTGCATGCCCATAAGTCCCGGGCGATGCTCGACGTCCTGGAGACCGCGATGGGGGCCCGCCGCCAGCCGCTGCTCTTCATCATCACGACCGCGGGCTTCGACCGGCACTCCGTGTGCTGGGAGGAGCGCGACTACGCCGTCAAGATCCTCGAGGGCGTCCTGACCGATGACGAGACGTTCGCCTTCATCGCCACCCTCGACGTCTGCGAGCGCTGCCGCGCGGAGGGCAAGACGGCGCCCGACGAGACGTGCGCGACCTGTGATCAGTGGACCGACGAGCGCGTCTGGGTGAAGGCGAATCCGAACCTGCCGGTCACACCGAAGCTCGATGACATGCGCAAGCTCGCCAGGGAGGCGCGCGAGAAACCCACCGCCCAGAACGCCTTCAAGCGATTTCGACTCAATCTCTGGACCCACAGCGCCACGCGCTGGCTGCCGGCCGACGCCTGGGCGGCGTGCGGCGAGCCGGTGCGCGCGCTGGCGGGGCGGCGAGGATTCCTCGGCCTCGATCTCTCGGCGACGACGGATCTGACCGCGCTCGTGGCCGTGTTCCCCGATGCCGATGGGACGGTCGACGTCCACGCGCACTTCTGGATGCCCGCCGACAACGTGGCCGAGCGCGTGAAGCGCGACCGCGCACCGTACGATGTCTGGGCGCGCGATGGCTTCCTGGCGCTGACGGAGGGCAACGTCGTCGATTACGACGTGATCTATGAGGCGATTGTCGGCTTTCCGGAGCGGGAGGGCGTCGAGCTCGTCGAGCTCGGCTATGACCCGTGGAATGCGATGGGGCTCGTCACGCGCCTTCAGGGCGCCGGCATTACCTGCGTGCCCATCCGGCAGGGCTTTGGCTCGCTGACCGCCCCAAGCAAGGAGCTGGAAAAGCTCGTCGCGAGCCGACGGCTGCGCCACGGCAGCCATCCCGTCCTCACGCTCTGCGCCGCCAACGTCGTGGCCGAAATCGACGCCAGCGGCAACATCAAGCCGTCCAAGGCCAAGAGCACCGGTCGCATCGACGGCATCGTCGCGCTGGTGACGGCCCTGGCGCGGGTGATCGTCCAGCCGGCCGAGCCCGCGGCCCGCATCTCGGTGCTCGGATGAGGCGCTGGTTCGTGCTCGGCCTCGCGCACGCCGCCGGCGCCGCCCTCAAGGCGATCCCCCGCCTCGGCCAGCTCTTGTGGGGCGCGCTGGACCTCGCGCTGATGGTGCTCGGCCTCGCGCTCATCGTGGTCGGGGTGGCGCAGTGGAGCGCGCCAGCCGCCTATGTCCTGGCCGGGCTCGCGCTGCTCGCGCTCGGCGTGCTCCCGATCCGGAGGAGGTCCTGATGGGCCTGTTCACCGACCTGGTCGCGCCAGCGATCGGGGCGACCTACGCGCCGTGGGACGACTTCTGGTTCCAGAAGGACCCAGGCGGGCGGAATGTGCTGGCCGGCGTCGCGGTGTCGCCGGACTCCGCGATGAAGCTCAGCGCCGTCTATGCCTGCGTGACGCTCCTGAGCGACGTCGTCGGCTACTTGCCGCTGATCCTCTACCGTCGCTTGGGGGACGACGGCCGGGAGCGCGCCCGCGATCGGAAGCTCTACACGATGCTGCATCGGACGCCGAACATCTGGCAGACGGCGGCGGAGTGGAAGAAGCTCGGGATGGGCCATCTGCTGCTCCGGGGGAATTTCTACAACCGCAAGCTCGTCGATACG